CTTCGCAAGCTGCAAGGCGGCAGCGCGATTAGCGCCAACGGCGGTCAGGGCGTTACCAACCGAAGACAGCGCATAGGCGCTGGTGCTGTTCAGCAGCGTAACAGTGCCGGTAGCGCGGTTAATTGTGATCGGCGTGTTGATGATGGTAAACCCATCGTCAGCGATGCCCTGAAGCCGAAGGTTCGAGCCAGCATTTGCCGTGCTTTCCGTGCCCGTCAAATTCCACTGCCAGCGCGTATTATATGCAACCGGATCAGTGCTGTTTGAAATGTTAAATTCTGAAGCGGTACTAAGACCGTTTGTAAAATGAGTACCTGGAGTTGGCGATGCAATCTCAGACATAACTTAATTCCTTTTTTTTGCAGATAAAATCCGGTCAGTATGCTCTGCGACATAGCCCACGAGCCGAGGGGCTACTGACCGGATTAAAAAGCCCGTGTAGTTTATTTAGTTCTTCTCAACCTTATGGCCTTTGGGCGAAGTGCCCGCATGAGCCGACGACAGCGGGTTCATGTTGGAGCCCGCGCGACCGCCGCTCTTACGAGCCTTGCGACCGGCATTATGCTTGGAGCTTTCGCCATGCATCTTGCCAACGTGCTTCTTTGCACGACCGCCGCTCTTACGCTCTTCTGCTTCATCGTTCACCTTGCTCTGGTAGGTGTAACGCTGATTCTTCATCTTCTCGTCCTGCTCCCATTCGCGGGTGCCGGTTTCGCCTCCAGCGGCGCGCTTCTTACGCATATGATGCTTCATCTTGATCTCCAATGATCAAAAGGATTGACCCGCTCCACAAGGGAGCGGGTCTTTCCGATTACGACGTCGGGAACGAGCCGAAAATGGAACGCCAGTTGTAATAACCGAAGCTGTATCGTTCGTAGCCTTTAACCAAAAGGTTATCGGTTACGAAATCTACCTGCATGTCGGTTTCAAACTTGACGCGGCTCATGTACGACAGACCATCGATGTTGGTCAGCAAGAACCAAGCATACGGAGAGGTCAAGAAATCGTTGACCATGTAGCTTTCCGGCAGACCGCCCGCCGTCATGGCGATGGCGTTCACGTCGTTGTCTGCGGTCCCCGGACGCAGTTCCGTCTTCGTCAGACGAATTGCGGTCGGTTCATTTTGCGGAGCAACGATCAGCTTACGCGCGCGAGCGAAGACCTTCAGTCCCGCCTGATCTTTAAAGTTCGTGCGAACCGAGATCATGGCGTTCAAGAGGGTGGCTTCGTTCAAGTCAACCTGAACCAGCGGCGTGTTCGCAACGGTGCCACCATCAATCGGGTGATCGGGGGCGCAAAGAGCCTTGCCGTCGCCGCCGATGTTTGCGTTGTAGGTTTCTGCCGTGTTCAGAACGTTTGCGCCGTAGATTTCTTTGGTCTGCTGGAAGCTTTCAATCAGACCGAGATTCGACGGCTGGAACTGCGTTTTGTACAGGTTGTCGTCAATCGCCTTGCGAGTGATCGCGTAACCAAGAGCGATTTCTGTGTGTTCCTGGTTGTAGATGAAGCGTTCGCCAGCGCCATTATCAAAAGCGGTCTGACCGCCTTCGGTTTTGAGCTGGGCAAGGCCGAGGTAACGCATTTCAGCGGTGCGTTCCAAAGCCATCTTTGAATCGTGCTTGGTGAAGATTTTATCGTACTGAGACGGAATCATCTCGTACTTGCCTTCTACCCCACGGAGACCGGGGAGCAGGAGGTCTTTAATCTGACTAAGATTAACGGCCATGTGTGCTTACTCCCTTAAATGCCAGTGGGGCCAGCACCGTTGGTGCGAGCAAGCTGGTTATTGAAGCCAACGACAACCCAGTTATAGGCCGTAGTCGGATCAGAACCATTTGCACCCGGCGGGCTGGTGATAAGATCGGTAACGATGAACGGATAAGTGACAGTCGAACCCAACGAATTGAGGTACGCGCCCGAAGTGCCCGTGTTGTTGTTGCCGGTGCCGATAGCGAACTGAGCGTACTGACCAACCGGCGAAGAGCCGTAGTCAGTAATAGTGCCGCTAATGTTGAACGTCGTGCTGTTTCCCATGACTTTGAAACGAGCATTCGGATCAGTGATGACATAAGCAAGAACATCGCCGTTTGCATCGGCACCGGGCCAGTAACGCGACCAAACGGTGCGCTTCTGGGAGACGGACAGATACTTACAACCAATGAAAATGCCAGCAATGATGTCGGTGCCAGGAGAAGCCTGGGTGATGTAGCCGGTCGAGCCATCCGGCATTACCGGATCGCCGGTATAGACTTCCGTGGTGTCATCGGACGCGATACGAAGTTCGCTCTGGGCAAACGTCGGAGCGCCACCAGCACCACCGTAGTATTCGCTAAAGCCGAAAGGCGTGTTTGTGTTCGCCATGACGGACTCCCTACAAAGTGGGAGGCTTCATCATCGCGCACCGGGGCGATTAGGAGCCGAAAAAGGATTAATGCTTCCGCGCCGAGGGAAGCATTAATAATAAACACTTTAATTGATTAAAAGTAAAGGGCCGCATTTCTGCGGCCCCTTAAATTGTTTATTTATCGCCAGGAATTGGCATTGGTTCATAGCCTTTATTAATTTTAGGCTGAACTTGAGCATGGTCCCTGCCAAATTGGCCGTCGGGGGCCGACGAAAGCTGCTTTTCTTTCACTCGGACTTGATCTCGAGCCGCACGGCGGTTGATGTCGATCACATGGTCCGTAACGATCTTGGGCCGCTCCATTAAAACCTGACCCTTGCGTTCAATGGTTTGATAGCCACCGGTTGCGGGCATCATTTCAGGATGGCGAGACGCCGGAACAGCTGTCCAGCCTGTACGAGCCAATTGAACTTGATAGGCCGGGTCTTCTTGACCATACACCGTCCTGCGTTTCCATTCGTAAACCCATCCGTCTGGGATTTTGGCAGGATTTACATAAAAATCGTCGGTGCCCTCGTCTAAGCTGCCGACATGACCAAAAATTTCAGCGGCCCGACGTTCAGCTTCAGCCCTAGGATCGCGTTCACGCATTTCAGTCCTCATGGCTGGGCGCTCAACAGACTTTTCGACTTTTTGTTCGCCAGGAATTGCCAAATTAGCTTCTTCCTGGGTCTTGCGCGGTCTACCACGACGGCGCGGAGCTTCGTTTTCCATCAGTTCAATTTCCCTTCTTTCTGCAATGCAAGTTTGTTCTTGGCATAGTCCATGTGAGACATGCCCATCATCTCGGCGGCTTCGCGTTCAGCCGCCGTAAGCGTCACAACATTAGGCCTTGAGCCGTTGGCGGTGCCACTGCGACTGACGGGGGCCGCTGGTGGAGATGAACGCCTCTGCGCCGGGGCAGCAGCAGAGGAAAGCGCCGACTCTTGTTGTTGAGATGGAGCTTCTTCTCTGCGGTTTACTTTAAGCGTGTCCTCGATAAACGAAAAATAGTCATCCGAGTCAGCTTCAAAGCCATCCGCCACCGCCAAGTTATGAGCCGCAATCATTTTTTGATTGAGGCGCGGGTCCGTAACAAATTGCGGGTTTCTGCGAACCCAAGATGCTGACCGAGGCGACAATTGAGACGCAAAGGCCTCTACAGGGTCAGATGTGCGTGACACTTCGCGCACTTCTTGACGCTGTTTTGGCTCGGCTTCCATTGCCGCCTTGCCGTTTTCGAGCTGAAGAAGCTTAGCGGCGTTAATTGCCATGCGTTCTTGAGCGTCCGCAGCAGAATCATAGTCATTTTGAGACAATGCGGCGCGATAGTTAGCTTTCAAAATTTCATTTTCGCGCTTAACCGTATCAATCGCACTGCTGACAAGTTGAAGGTTGGTGTTTGCAACTTCAATTTGAGATTTTTCAACAAGCCTCGCTTGTTGTTTTGCCTGTTCTTGCGCTTGAATACGAGCATTCCGCTCTTCTTCAACGTTGGCCCGAAGAGCTTTCAGCGTTTCATTGATGTCTTCTTGCGGCTTTTTAGTCTTCTCAACAGTTTCTTCAGCTTTTTCAACCTCAATGTCGTTTTTTTTAACGTCTTCATTAACATCATTAATTTTAATTTCTACAACGTCTTCTTCTTTTTCCATGTTTTGCTCCTACCAAATCATGTCGGGGTCAGGAAGACGACCGCGAACAACCGTATCGTCTAACATGCGGCACGGAACGCCGTTTACATTCATTTGCCAGCCGTCGGAGGGGCGGAAAATAATCCAATCGTTTTCTTTGATGGTCACGCCTTTGAACCAGTTTTGGCTTTCATCAACAAAAGCAGACGGACCCATTTTCAAAATCAACCCAACTTTTGACTGATAGCGATCTTCGTCTTTAGCTTTCTCGGGCAAAAAAATTCCACCTTTTGTTTTTTCGGGCCGGGTGTAAACGGCAACCAAAACTTGATTGTTAAAAACTTCAAATTGATCAATGTCTCCAATAGAAGAAAGCAATTCATCTTTTGAGTTTTTGGTATCGTATTTTACAAGCGATTTAGTCACTTTATCGTCCTTTCAATACTAACGATTTTTTTGTTCGCTTTTTTCGCGAGCTTCATTTGCAAAATCTTCAACAGATTTAAGTCCAGCAATAACCCCCATC